CCCGAAAACTTAACGGGTTTAGATAAGAAACTTATGTCGAAATGGTACAAAGAACATTCTACTTTAGAATATGTGATGGATGCTACACAAAAAACAGAGAAAATCGGGGCACCTACTGGAAGACACGACGATTATTGTGATAGTTCTGTGATAGGCATACACGCAACATTAGGAATGATACCTGCTGAAAGTAGTTTTACATCTATTCGAATGGGTGGTAATAGACGGCGTCGTGGTGTTTATAGCGGAGTTACTATGACCAGAGCGGGACACCGTGGACCGGACGTTTTTAAAAGGGCCCCTCGTGGATTATAAGGAAAACTATAAATATCACCGAAAAGTATATAATTGTAGGTCATCAATGGGTCTTGGCGATTGGGTAAGCCGGAGATTTGCTACTAAAGGTACAAATCCTCCGTTTAAAGAAGACGAGCCGCGCGATTTCGGAGAAGGTATAATCCGAAGACTTCGTCTAACAAATCAATACGGAGAATATCGTTACGAAAAACACATTGGCGATAATCGTAAGTATATGAATATATACTTGGCGGACCCCATTATTAGAACTTTGATTGACCTTCCTTGTCTTTATGCAGTTAAAGACGGTTATGATATTGTTACTGATGATGAGAAGTTGCGTGAAGAAATAGAAACAACTTTTAGAGACATCAACATAGATATGACTATTTATAGTTGGTTGAGAAACGCACGTATTTTTGGTTCGGGATATTTGGAATGGACCGGAGATAATCTTATTGTGCGCTCATCTCAGAATATGTTTATACAACGCAATGAGCACGGCCAATTAATGTATTATTACCAGGATGTAGGAAGCGATGATGAAAACATTCGGTTTGAAGCAGATGAAATCATAGAGCTACAAAATAACCCATTTGATGATTATGCTTATGGTTTGTCTGATATTCATACCGTGATGTATCTTGTTGATTTGAAAGATTTTGCATTGAGAGATGTAGGTATTGCGTTAAACAAACACGCAGTTTCTAGATTTGATATATCGTGCGGTCTTCCAGATATGCCTTATGGCCCTGATAAGATTGAGGAAATTGTTTCAGCTTTTAATGCTTTAGAACCTGGTGAGGATATAATACACGGCAATGATATCCAAATAAACCAATTGGAAGGAGCTAGCCGTGCCTTTGAATATGGCAAATATACTGATGATATTATGGATAAGATACACATTGCTTTAAAAGTTCCCAAAACAATGTGGACTAATCCTGAACAAGCGCGCCCCATTTTTGAACCTTATGTTAAATACTTACAAAAGGCAGTGGAATCGGCAATTAATTCTCAACTAATGCCGCAACTTGGTGATGATATACGGTTTGTCTTTAGGCAGATGAATGTGGAAGACGCCTTTACGAAAGCCAAGACCGATATGATATACTTATCTGAAGGAGTACTTGCTTCTTCAGAAGTAAGAGCAGAGAGAGGATTGGACCCTAGTGGTATAGTTGAATTACAAGAGACTGCTGTGAATGTGAACGTATCTGGCGGAAAAGACGAAGATAAGAAAGAAGAGTCCCAACGTACAGAGAATCGAGGGGGAGGCACCACAAAGAAGGGCGATGTTCGTAAAACAGCACGTCGAGCCTTTGAACCTAAGAAAAAGGGAAATCAGCCAGCCGCCAATGCGACAGGAGATAGAAAATGAGTCAAGTAGAAAAATGTGTATCAGAACTAAGCGTAAGGCTAAAAAAACGTGGTGTAGAAAAATATCGGACGATGGCAACCAATATGTGTTCTATGTGGGCTGATGAGAATGGTATAGAAAAAGAATTCGGTTTTTTACAGCACGGTGTAGTAGATGTGGAAGAAACTAGAAAAACATTTGCGATGGCCTTTTCGATTGAAGACATAGAATCAGCGGATACAGGTTTAGTGGAAGATATTACTGAGTTTTCAGTAAGAGCTATCACTTCAGGGCCTCACGAATACACAAAAGATGACGAAGAGCACAAGGTTTATATAGAACCGAACCTACTTAAAGATAATGTGGAGCTCTTCCAAGAGCTCCCTATATATGTGAATCACCAAAGGACGCCTGAAGATTTAATCGGAAAGGCAATAAATCCGGAGATTGAGGAACTTGAAAATGGAAAAATAGCCATTAAGATGTTGGCCCAGATTACTGAGCCAACAGAACGGGCTAATGAAGTGATTGAAAAGGTAAAGGAAGGGAATATAACGAATGTAAGCATCGACTGGTTCTCTAAGGACGTCGATGTTATGGGTGACATTTATGCCACCAATATTCGTCCCGTTGAAGTGTCATTTATCGAAAACGAAAAGATGGAAGCCGTTTGTGGGGAATGTACGATTGATACGAAATGTAATACACACGGTGAAAAACAAATGGAAGACAAAACAGAAACAAGTTGTTGTGGTGCGTCTTCTAGTGGAAAGCCGTGTGAATGCAAAAAACACGAGGTCGATAATATGAGTGAAAACACAATACAAATAAGTGATTCAGATAAAATTGTTGAACGCGAGTTTGCCTCATTGAAGAAACAGCTACAGGAGATGGAGAGTACTCACTCTTCGTTGACTACCAAATATGAAGAGGCTCTTGGTAAAATTGAGAGTTTCAAAACCAAGGAGGATGAGCGTAAGGCTTCTGAAGCCGAGCGCCGTAAAAAGACCTTGGTTAAAAATATTATCTCGAAAGAGGTACTTATTGGTGGTCTTAAAGACGAAGAGAAGGACACCCGTTTCGACAGCTTATTCGGATGGGAGGAAGACAAACTTGTCGGATTTAGCGAAGCATTGGAAATAGTCCCGGTCCCTGATACCGAAAAATCTTTTGGTAAGGGAAAGGCGACAGATTCTGAGGAAAAGGCTGTAGAGACCGCAGAAGAGGTCGAGCGGCTTTTTGCGATGAAAGACGGAAGAATCCGTCTAAATAAAAAAGCAATTAAGGGTGATTAAAAATGGCAACCGAAATTATAGTAAATGATGGCGGCGCCCCATCCCGTATATTGCCGTATGAAGGATATTCAGATACACTTCTTGCAGGAGACTATGTTAGTATGAATGCAAGTGGTAAGATTATCCGGAATGCAACTAGTGGAACCCAGGGATTAGGCTATCTTTTGACTGCCTGCACCTCGGGGAACATTGGTTCGGTAGTTACGGGCCACGGTGTACAACTTAACGTCTACGTTAGCGGAACTGTTGCAACTGGCAACCTGTTATATGTGAAGAAGTCTGCTTCAGAGGGACTTGTCGCAATAGGTTCAGACAGTGGTTCAGCAGTGGCAATAGCTCTAGAAGCGAGCACAGGTGGACCGGGCTATGCCAAGGTCCAGGTACTTTGAGGTGATTAAATATGGTAACAGCACAAACAGGTCTTCTTACCACGGTCAATGAAGGAGTCTACGCGGACACCGGAGGAACTGGGGAACGTATCCTAATTGATTATAAGGATGCAATTGTCGATTACAAAGTAACCGACCTCCCTGCACTTCGGATGTTTACCGAAAGGATGAACACTGAAACTGGCGGGAAGATAGATATAACTTTCAATCTACCATCAATGGTACTTGAACAGATAGAAGAAGGAACAACTCCTAAATATCAGCACACACAGCTACGCTCCGAGCGAGTAGATGTGCGCGAATGGGGTATCGCAGTTGGCGTAACGCGTAGGATGATTGAGGATTCTCGATTTAATGAAGTCGAGATGGCCTTGAACGAAGCGCGCCGTGCGGTAGACAGGCACATAACGAAACAGACAGTATATGCCCTGATGGGTATTGCAGACACCACTTTCCAGACTGGAATTAATGGTGTTAGTATCAGTAGCACTACAGGAGAAAGCGGTAGTGACAGTATCACTGACTTTGACGCCAATATTTATGGCGGATTTGAGGGGTCTGGTGGTACAATTGGTTCTGGTCGTCTGTACAGCTATGGTAATGTTAGCGACAGTGACCTAGTAAGGAGTCACTACGTTAATGCAGCCAGTACGTCTGGAGTGTTGAGTCTTTCAGACTTGACTAATGCAATTGAGTTGATTGGACAGCACGGGTATATGGCGGATTCAGTATTGATTTCACCTGCTCATTATAAGTCCCTGCTCGATATGGCAGATTTCCAGGCGACGATTAGTGCGGTAACTGGTGGGCAGCACGTTGTAGAAGAGACTTTGCCATTCCGGGGAACTTTGGGAACCGGATTGGTAGGTAGTCTGTTCGGCTTGAACGTCTACACGAATGCCTGGTGTCCGTCTACTCGGATAGGTGTTTTTGATTTGGCTGTGAAACCGATGGCTTACGTTGAAAGGCGTGGTCTGACGGTGGAAGAGGCGAATCCTGGTTTTGGTATTGTAGGGTCTTACCTGTCGATGAGATATGGTTTGAAGATTCTGCGTCCTGAGACTGGCGTGATTATCGGTCACGGCACCTGGGGTTAGATAGGTTAAATAAACTGGTTGGGGGGTCCAGCTAAAACCCCCAAACGCTTTTATAGAGCGTAAGCTATGAGGATATTATGCCTGTAAATCCAAAATCAATGGGACACGGAAAAGCTCGACTACTTAGGGGTAACAATGATGCAACCTTTAAAGATGTTGCTATTACTTCAGAGTGTAGTTGCTTAAAGTTGACAGTAACCGGTGATAATATCAATGTTAGAGTATTACCCACTTCGGACCCTAGTGAGATGGGACGGGTATATATTGATGGCGCTCCTTCTGCTGGTAATCCCAAGACATTGAAGATATCTGGTGGTTAATTTAAGCACAATCTTTAAATACAAATTTAACCAACATATAAACGAGGTGATTAATATGGCACTTCGTGACAACATTTCAGGCAGAGAATACGATAAATTCGTAGGTACATCAGATGGGACAGCTCTCAGGGTTACAACCGTGGCTGGTGGCAGTGTAGCAAGCAATGTAGTAGCAACATCTGGCACTGCAGATATAACAACAACGGAAACGGTTTTAATCCAGAAACAAACTCTTAATGGACGAACTGGTTCTTGGTTTGTATATAATGCTGATACTACAGGCGGCGGCGAATCTATTGATGTTAAAATGTATAGCGCATATGCATCTACCGCGTCAGATTGGGCAGCGCCCGCATCTGGTGCTACAGAATGGGATGTAGTAGGCTCTACACAGAATATTGCTGCTGGAGATACTAAACATATTCCATTTAACAATGTTTATCGTTATGTCGCTTTAACTGCCTCTACATCAGCGAACGCGGCTTCGGGCGCAACTGCTGAACTTTACGCTTTGTAAGGAGGAACTTGTTAATGGTTTTAACAGAATATACGTGGACTAATGCAGGTGGTGGCAATCAGGCAAGTACTCCTGCTAATTGGAACCCCGTAGATACAGGTCCGGGGGCCGAAGACAGGTTACTTTTTACTGATGCAGGAGCGGGTGTTACAGATGATTGTACACTGAACATTGCGGAAGTATACGAAGTTTCTTCAGCAGCCGATTATACGGGTACTGTTTCGTTAGGCAATGCTTTTAAGATAGGTAGTTATCGCAATCACGGAGAAAATGATACTAATGCTTTAGTATGGGGCGCTAATGGAATATTTGATTGTGCTACTTATGCTTTGACTTGTAATGGTGGTGTTCGCGTCGGTTTTGATGGGGTGGATTCTACTCTAGATTTTGGAACAGGTGTATGCTCCATATATGGAATGCGAGGAGAGCAGGGTAAATCTTTAGTTTCTGGCACTTCGGCTACTTTGACTGTAACTGGAGCTTCAATGAGCGGTGGCTATTATTTTTATTTTGCTGTTCCTGGCACAGCACCTTATGGGTTTCATCATAAAGAGGGACTAGTTACATTTAATAATGATATAACAAGTGACGGGCTTATTGTAAACAGTAATAAATATGATAGCACCATTAGTGTAAAACACGGATTTTATGACCTTCAGTGCTCAGGAAACGGAAATGTTTATACCGGCAAATATTATAAAGGAGGCGCCAGACTTAATAATGTAGGCGTCTGGAATAATATGTTGATTTCTGATGGGAGCTTTTGGAAGGTTGATGGAACTGAAGGACTTCGTGTATCAGGTAATTTAATAATATCGGGCACTGTGCCGGGTAATTCTGATGGTCATATGTATCGGCGCCGTCTATTATCAAATAAACTTGGTACTTTCTTGGATGTACGTGGTAGTGTATATTTATATTCAGGGACTATTGATTTTGGTGGGATAAACACTATAACATATGGTCAGACAGCCTCGCCCATTGGAAGCGGCCCTATAACTGTTTTGGGTAATAAACACAAGGGATGGCTTAGTACGGGCGCCGGTTTAGGAAGTGGAACGGCCCTTTATGTTAATCAAGATGGTTTAATGTTAGCAAGTAGTACTACTAATGTTCACGCTCGTAATTGGGACCAGACTAATGGTAGAGGCACAATACGAGTTTGGGGCAGTCCTACTATTAGTTCTGATGATAATATGGTTGTTAAAGGTGTTTGGAATGAAGGTTGTACAGCTACGGTTAACTGTCCTCAGAATATGGGCAATGGGTCGCTACAACAGGTATCTGGTACAGCATCTCCGACATTTTATGCTGGTGGCTGGATTGCTGCTATGGAGCCTGCAGGCAATTCTACCGTAATTACAACTGGCACTCGTGGACTATATGTGGAAAACCGCGGCCATCCTTATGAAGGGTTTGACGGTGGGTTTTGGAATTTGATTATTTCAGGAAATGCGACTAAAGGTATTTCGGGCGGTCAAAATACTACATTCCGTGTTAAAAATGATTTTACTATTCAAGAAGGTTCTACATTTTCGATGGAAGGTTTGGATAGTTCTGGTCTTACTACAAATTATGATGAATTTGCCTTGAATGTAAGTGGCACCTTTACTGTTGCTGGCACTTATAGTGGAAACTATGTTCCGAACTGTCCCAATCAAAGGTTTAATAGGGTTTTGGTAAATCGAGAATTATTGGGAGGACCAAACGGTGTATTTAGTGCTACTTCAGGAACTACTGAAATAACGGGTATAAGCGGTGCTACATTTAATCCCACTAGTGATTATACTTATTATAGAAATAGAAAGGCCTCTTTTGTTCACAATAATGGAACTGTACGAGTTAATGCATCTTCTGATGGCGCGGGAGGTAACCAAGACAATGATTGTAAGATTTATAATGCAAACGATACTTCGGCGGAAGGATATGCCAATGGAAAATGGTATAATGCATATCTGAGCGGTACCACCGTTGGGCGAGCACTGTATATTACTTCCGGTTCCAGTGCCGACTACGTTTTTGACATTGATAATGATTTAACTGTAGATAGTTGTTTGTTTTATCCTATAGGTCGGGGTGAATCTTTGATAAGAGGAAGTGTATTTGTTATAGATACATACGGAAATGGTGTTACATACGGAGATAATACGGCTCTTAATATAGTATCAGGAAATTTTACGATGAATAAAGGTGCGGGCGATGCTAAGATTAAAAATATGAATATAGTTTTGCACGGTACTTTCCATAATAATGGCGGAGTGTGGGACGATTGAGTAATAGCCTAACTATTTCAGGCGCTGGCGCTAATATAATAGGAAATGTGGGGTCTGCAGGTAAAAACTGTACTTTCACGCCATATTTGTCTTCCACTTTTGGTGGAAATGTTTCTAGTGCCATTATTAGTGGAGCTAATGTGGCTAATTTGAACTCCCAATCTGCTTATACTGTTACGGCTTGGGCATATCAAGATGCTGAGGCTACACAACCTTCATATGGTACAATAGCAATAGCTGGAGATAATTTTCACTTTGCATATAATGACAATGGATATTTATTGTCCCAAATAAGGCCCGGAGGTGCGGGGGTTACTATTAATACGGTTACAAACGCTTTAGATACTAATTATAGGTATCTTAGGAAGGGAACTTGGAATCACGTTGCCTTTGCTTGGGATGGAAGTGATGGAGAAGGAGGTACAGATTACATTTATGTTAATGGTAAGTTATGGGCAAGTGGAGCTGTAGGTACAGCAGCAACTGTAACCGAAAATGCTAAATTGATAATGTTAGCAAAAGAACCTAATAATGATGCTTTGAATGGTAGTGTCACAGATGTTAAAGCAT